TCTTCCGCAACAAACTTACTTGTAGAATCATCCCAGACAAGGACCTGTCCATCCTGGATTCCTGTCATGTTTACATCTGACATATCAGCAATACCAAGCTTATGATTCTTCCACTTAGCTGCTGTGCTATCATAGACAAGAACCTCACCATTAGCGAGGCTTGCAAGCTGAACGTCTGTTAAATCAGCAAGCGCTGAAGCACTACCACTACCGGAACCATCCATAACGTCAAAACTCTGGCCTGTGGGATGTTCCTTATCAGTAATGGTTACTCTGTGACCGCCAGTGATCTCTGTGATTGTTACTTCCGGTGAATATCCTTTTTCAATACCGAAATCAAAAATTGCATCTGTAGAAGTTCCAACATTCGTTACCGTTGCACCCGCACCAGGCTCTCTTGTAGAAACGGTACCAACAGCAATAGTTAATGTAGCATCTACGCCACTATCAACGTACTGTTCAGTAGTTGTGTCGTATACGTACCAGTCTCCATTGGCCCCAATATACGGAGGATGTGCAGACCAAGCTTCAGCCGCAGCCGCAGAATCGGACGCAGAACTAGCAGAGTTAGCCGCAGCTGTAGCACTACTTGAAGCCTGTTCTGAATAGTACTTTGCATTATCAGTGTCCTCCCCGGATCTGCTTCCGGTATCTCCTTTAGCATAGGACTGAGCAAGTGTAGCACTTGTTGACGCAGATGTAGCAGAGTTAGTGGCTGTTGTAGCAGCATTAGTAGCGGTAGTCGCAGAACTACTAGCTGATGTAGCAGAATCGCCCGCTGCGGTAGCTGAATCAGCAGCAGATGTAGCGGAAGTACCAGCAGATGAAGCGCTATCTGCGGCCTGGTCGCTGTAGTACTTAGCATTGTTGTGATACTGTTCAGACTGCTCAGATACCGGAGTACCATTGACTGTACCGGCTCCGTATGCTTCTGCTGTCTCTGAATAAGACTTAGCAAGATTCTCTGATGTTGAGGCGTTACCTGCTGCGGTAGTGGCTTCTGCCGCTTTTTCTACAGCTGTAGCCGCTGCTGTTGTAACACTCTGAGCTGCTGTTTCTGCTGCACTCTGAGCCGCTTCTGCTGCGCTCTGCGCTGCTTCTGCGTATCCCTGTGCTGTCTCTGCCGCAGTTTTGGCGCTGACTGCCTGTGTCTTAGCTGTGGTTGCTTCCGTAGCAGCCGCCGTAGCTGTTGTGGCTGCTGTTGTAGCTGCTGTCTCGGACAATGCAGCCGCAGCCGCAGACTGAGCAGCACTGGCAGCACCAGTAGCATTGAAGTTTTCGACTGTTATCTTCTGAGTTAACTCGCCATCATCAATAGGAATGTACGAACTAGCCGGAGCAGTCGTAGTTTCATTCAGTTCACTTATCTTTAAGTTGGACATTTCGGACCTCCTTATGAAAGTCTTTTATACGTCTTGATGCTGTCAACTGTATTAACAAGTTGCCAATGGCCGCTTGTGCCAAACAATGTATCAGGATCAATGCTTGTAGTCTGATAGATTGAACCAACAGGGTATATGCTGTCTCTAATCTTTGATTTCCAGTCATAGCTGTTTATATAAGACACAATAGCCGAAGATGTAGGAAGCTTATCTGCATCACCACTAACCGTTGTATCTACACCACTTATCAAAATAAACATAGCGATAAGATCAGTTATGCTTGTCAGAGTTGCCGGGGATATTGCATCAAGAGTGGTTTTGTTGGGATGTACATGCCTGGAACTAACAGACTGTAAAGCCTCAGTAGCAATTGCATTGATTACCGACTGTAAATAGGTATCCGCTGTGATTCCTTCTGGCACTTCACAACCTATGTTTCCTGCACCGGAAGGAAGCGAAATCTCAACAATATGATTATTAAACTTATCAATAGCAAGATTAGTAAGAGAATCCATCTGCTCTTGCATTTCAGTGGTTGTAAGAAGTGGAGTATCAGGCTGTCCTACATTGCCTTTACCCTCTCTCTCCGCATCTGTGATATTTGTAAATGCCATTTCTTACCTCCTTACTTCACGTTTCCAGCCTGTGTGTATTCAACGGCGAAATCATTGATACCAAGTGGCTCATTTAAAACACCGTTCTGGAACCTGAATCTTACATGATCCAGCTTCTTAAGACGTATCTTTGTAGAACTTATCTTCTGAGTCTTGTTAGTGCTGTATGTGAACTTTGAGTAGATCAGATTAGCATATGAGAAATACTTAATCTTTGTCTGATCGTCCTTTATCTCTTGCCAGATACCTTCCTTTTGAGCAAAGACTCTGATAGAAGATACAATTTCCGGCAAACATCTAACAGCCAGATAACGATATGTTTTCTTTTTGTAGAACAACTTCTCTGAAATATCTACTGTCTCCCACAATGCATTAATGGCCTCTCCATCATCATTGTAAGAATAGATATCCTTATCATCTGAGTAGAATCTATAGAGCTTCCCGCTCTCAGAACCAAAGTAAAGTTGTCCGTCTTTTTCAAAGAAGCAGGTAGCAGGAATGTTAGTAAAGTAAAATCCCGCATACTGTCTTGTTGCATATGGCCTTGATCTGTCAGTCTGCATTGGCTGTAAACCGTCAAGAACATACAGGTGACTATTGATAGACACCATATAGAAGTCCTTCCAACAAAAACCATGTGCGTTTTCTAAGCCTTCTTCTTTGAGAAGTTTACCTTCAAGGTAGTATGAACGGTCCTGTGCATACTTTTCACCGGTAACATCCTGAGCTGTTACGGCATATACACCAAGCTGCGTTAAAAATACCGGTTCAGTCTCTAAGTAGCTGAAACAATACTTAGAAATAGCACCGGCACCCTGAAGAGTATTTATTAACTTAAACACTGGCTGATCGTCTACCAAGTCACCTTCACGAATAAGTATTGATTGCGTAAGCTCTCTTGTGTCTTTATGAGCAGCCAGGTAATTATTTATGATTGAATAACCCATTATAGCGGAGTTATCGCTACCAAGTTTTGAATAGTTGATATCTGCAAAGTATGTCGGATCATACTGTCCAGAAAACCAGTCACAGTTAATGAATGTGTAAGGTTCGCCGGTATCCGCATTTATTCCACTGTCAGGATTACCACTTAAAAAGATCCTGTCATGCGCTCCGTTCACTCCAAACATTGCGCCTATAGTACAATGGTTAATTCTGTCAGCGTATCCTTCAAATGTCTTGTATGCCTGAATCCTTACATTGTCATTACCTTTGATCGGTGTAGGACCAGGCGCCGTTGTGAATGTTACAACACCTGTTGTCCTATTAACAGTGAAATCCGTACCTTCTGTTTTTTCCTGAAACTCTCCGTTTGCATCCATAACCCACGCTTTAACGGTGGTTGTATCAAGGTCAGAACAAGACAACTGAAAAGTCTTAACAGTGGATGGATTGTAACCAGGATCTTCACTAGACTGAGCGACATAGAATGAATCAATGAAGCCTGGCTGAATCAAATTTAATGGCTCCTTTTGAGTGCCGCCCCCGTCTGGATCTCTGGAAATAGTCAGCTCAGGGATATAGGCGATACTTGATAACAGCTTTACGCTTCCATCAGAACAAACAACTTTAACACTTGTGCCATCAAGAATAAGGAGTTTTCCGTTAAGCTCAAAGGAGACACTTCTATGCGCTGCCATTTCGTCATATACAGGATCGTGACTCCAAAGACCATCAAGCAGCAGAATGTTTTTGTCTGTCTCCTCTACAATGTCATAAGTGGTTACATCTACATATTCGTAATTACCATAAACTGTTACTTGCATAAGTACTGGTTGGCCTGGTTCATAAGGTGTAATGTAATGTTTTGTGTAGTACTTACTCACGAATGTGTAGTTTTCATACCCTACATCTTCACAATGTTCAGGAGCTTCTGTTTCATCACATAATTCCTGTGCTTTAGTATTCGGATCTATAGTCCAAACATCATCCCATACGGCAAGAACAGACTCATGTGTTAATGTTTGTTTTTCAGTATCCGCAATCCACTTAGAACCTCTGGCGCCCTTACTGGAATAAAGCTCATTTCCGGCATGAATATACCAGGCATCCAAGACAGAGTAGTAGTGTACGCCATAGATATAAGCGCCATAATCACCTACTTTCTCATAACCCATTCTCTTGCGGATCTTTCCAGGTACGGAACGGATCATATTTTCACAGTTAGGTGATTTATTCTCAGATACAGTGCTGGCCTCAGATGTGAAGTCAGCACCAAGAAATTCTGAGGATTGGTAAACCTGTTTAGTTGGGGATTTAGGTATTTTAAACTGAACAGCCATGATTACGCCCATCCACTAGATGTTACAAACTTTTCTCTCTTAGGTAACATAGGACCGTTAGACAATGCCTCACGTCCTACCTCAAAATAATTACGATACTGAGCCGCTATTGACGCATCATCATCCATGTACAAAACAGAGGCCATATACATAGGCACAAGCGCTGCAACTTCTGGATCAAGTGCAAGCTCTTCATCATCCGGTGTAGCAAGGGTTATCTGCTTAGGATATGCCCTATAGTGAATAACATATATGCCAGTCTCTTCCCTGGGGATAACAAGCGTCTTATCGGCTTCCTGGAAATACTTATCAGCTACAATGTAGCCATTTCCAGAATCGCCAAGATCATATATCTCAGCCGGTGCTATCTGGTAGAAATCCTTAACAGCATCCGACATTTTGATTTTTATATATTCTTCATAAATCGGAACACTAACATCATCCTTAAATTCGCAATCATAAAAGCAAGGATTGCAGACAACGACAGGAGAAGTAGCCGAAATAACAATTCTAGGTGTCAGATCGGGTTCCTCTTCGTCCTCTCCTACTTCCACTTCAGGGAATGAAATGTTTCCCTTAAAAACGCTGAAAACGTCATAATCAAACGGCTCCTCCTGGTTATCTATAGACTCAGGATAGAAGTCTTTAACAAGGATCTCACCGCAATACAACTTACAGCTATCAGGCTTTCCACTTAACTTGAAGTAGTAGGACTTTGCCGATTCATGTTTAAATTCAATGCTATCACCAACGACACTGAAGGACTTAAACATCTTCCCCAGAAGGTTGTCCACTGGAAAATTGATATACTGATATTCTTTTACAATGAACTTCCCGCTGGTGCTAAGAAGCTGAAGCGCTTCATTGCAAGCAGCCGGCATAGCATTAACATATTCCATTGTGGCCGAATCATTAGGAATCGTTGTGCTAGATCCGGTGATGGAAAACATCTTTTGCAGCGTTGTATACTTAATGTCCTTCCAAGTAATCATTGTTACTTCCTCTTACGCCTTGTCACAGGCTTTTTAACCTCTACTTCTTTTTCCTCAGTAATAGGAGTTTCTAAAACAGGTTCCTTTGGAAGCTCTTCTTTTGGCAGCACCTTAAATGAATATCCACCAGGAACAATGCCTACAACCTCAACGAGCTTCCCATCTTTTTCAAACTTAT